GAATACCTTAAAGTCTGGGTAAAAGAACCTACATGGCTTGAGGTTGATAAAGCCATGAATACATTAATGAAAATTGATGCAAAAAATCAAGATGTTGAAATTGATTTAAATGCTATGTTTAGATACATGGTTGAAAACTTTATCACTAAGACTGAACCTAGTCTATCAGCAATAGATATTCTCCGATTAACTCCTTATGTTGGTAATCAACTTAAGGAAATCCTTCCGAATCCTTTAGATGATTCGCAGGGGGATGAAGAAAAAAACGAAGAGTAAGGCGAGCAATTGAGGGGAGAGAAACTACTCCTAAGTTATCCTCTCAATTAGTCGTCTATTCTTTAGCCACTGCCTTTTCAATAAGTCCTTTAGAAGTATATGCTATGCCAGCATCATTGGTTATGGATATGCTTTCTATTCATTATGAAATGAAAAAAATAGAAGCCGAAGAAATGCAAAAAATGGAAAAAAAGTTTTGATGTGATGTTATGAGTGAAATTGCTAATTTAACTACTTCGGTAAGTAATTTAGAGAAAGCAATGACTTCTTTATTGGGCATTCAAAAGAAATCTATGATACAAGGGGCTAGAAGTAGAGATGTAACTAAGTCTATTTTAGCACGAATGGATAAAGAAGCGAAAGCCGTTAAAATAAAAACTCATTTAGAATATAGAGCACAAAAAAGAAAAGAAAAAATAGAAAAGGCTGAAAAAGCAGCAACTAGTGACGCTAAAAGAAGGGCGGCCCAAAAAGCAGTTTTTGCGGAACACGAAAGAGCAAAACAAGAAGCATTAAATAGAATAAATGAAGAAGACATAGAACTAAGTCTAACAAGAAGTCAAGTTGCCAGTAAATTAACTAGAACACTTGAAGAACAAGGAAGAGAGTTTAATATCTTAAGTTTAAATATTGCTGATAGCGTTGCTAATTTTAAAGAGTTTGCTGATATTTCCGGTGCTGGAAAACTAGTAAACGGAATGGAATACTTAGATTTATTATTGACAGGAACTAGTCAAAAAATTAAACTCTTTGGTATTGAGGCCACTACTGCTAGAAGAGTTATGTATGGGTTTTTACCGCCTGGAATGTTTAGATTAGTTAATAAGTTTTCAACTGGGTTAAGGTTCACTTCCGGTGCTTTAAGAGCCATGAATGGTGAAGCAGAAGAAGCAAATAATTTTTTTAGTATGCTAGGAAAAGTCTGGAAGAAAACACTAGGGTTTAAGTTTACAAATCCTTTTGTAGTAGATTTAAGTGATGAAGGCTACGCAAAGATGCTTAAGAAAAGAGAGAAAAAAACAAAAAAGGCTGCTAAAAAGATAGCAAAATTAAATAGAAGGGAAGAACATAAAGCCCAACTTCAAGCCGCTAAAGACCAAGTAGACGCAGTAAAGAATAAGACAAGTAGATTAACTCAAGAATTGATGACGAGGCGTAATTTAGTAAGAGATGCTGAAAACGAAATTATTAAAGACTATAAAGCAGCGCAGGGAAAAAGACCTAAAGTATTTGGTGATGGCCAAGAAAGAAGTAAAAGAGAAAGGGCTAGAACTGAATACGATACAGGCTTAAAAGATAAATTACAAGAGGGCCGAGATACTGGAAAACTAGGGGTAAGAATAAGAAACCGTGACAAAAAATCAAAATCTTTAAAGAAGCAAGGACAAGAACTTGCTAAAGCACAAGCCAAAGTAAGAGCAAGCACTATGTTTAGAAAGAAATTAAATAAAATAATGAAAGGCGCAGGTAATTTAATGAAAGGTCTTGGGAAATTTATTCGTTCTGCTCTTAAGTTCTTTTTCGTAAGTTTGTTCTACATAATGGGTATTGTAGCCTTAATAGCAATTTTAGGCCCATCAATTCTTAAAGGACTTCAAGCCGCATGGAAATCCATTCAACCCACATTAACATTCATATATGAAATGTTTATTTTAGTTTGGGATGGTATAATGGACTTATGGGATGGTCTATTTAATGGCGGTGGATTAGACCAAGCCCTTCAAGGTGTAATGAAAATAGTTGGAGGCTTATTAGGGGCTGTTGGTGGTATATTAGTCGCTCTCGGTCTATTTTTAGTAGTCTTTGTGGGAGCGTTCTTTTACGACCTTTGGACGAGTTTTACTAAATGGTTAAAGTCTTTCTATAAGACAGGAAATAAAATTGCTAAAACAATTCTTTTGGTTTTAGTAATCATTGGTGTTGCAGTAGGAATATTTTTACAACTACCTGTTCTAGTTATTATCGGTATTGCTGCTGTAATTTACGGATTCGGAAAGTGGCTTTTGACGAAAATGGACTTCTTTGCTGATGGTGGAGTCAGTGCAGGAGGAACCGCAGTTGTTGGAGAAAAAGGCCCAGAATTAGTTAATCTACCGGCAGGTTCAAGAGTTTATTCTAATAAAGACTCTAAGAAGATGGCTTCTGGTAAAGGCGATAATATAACTAATAATTTTAATATTACTATCAATGCTAGAGATACTTCCGATAAAGAACTAAAAAGAATTTCTGATAAAATAGGTAAAGAAATAGCAAATAAATTAAATAGAAGAATAGGTTCTCCAGGATTTATTTGATAAAGAGGTGAAATAATGTCATATGTTTATATAAAATTAAATGCTTTCGGTAAAGATTCTACTGATTTAACTACTGATACTATACCTTTAAAAGTGACTAGTGTTACTGTTGCTGTAAATAGACAGGTATTAGATTTTACAGTTCCTTTATCTAGTCTTGCTACGGGAGAATCATTAACGGTTGGTGCTGATTTTGGTGCGGCTGAAAAAAATATTTCTCTTCAAGGTTTTATTACAGATGTTGAACTTACTAAAAGTCACACTAGCGGGGCATTAAAGTTCACAGCCCAAGAAACTGCACAAATGATTGCGGCAAGCGTAGATTCATCAAGTCTTGCTAAGTATCAAAACTTTAATGAGTTAGTAATATTAATTCCTTCTAATGTAGATTCTAATTATGTAGCAAGAGGAACATTAGGAACTCTTATTCCTTTAACTTTTTCAGCAAGGGGAGAGGCAAATACTAAAGATAATAAACGAGTTCCCTTCCCAAACGCATTCCCTGATATTAATACAGCACAGGGTATTAGCGGATATATCCAATCATTTTCATTTACATTAGAATCCGAATCAACAGATGTAGGTTTTACTATGGAGTTTAAGCAAGCAAATATATTTCCTTGAGGTGATTATTAATGTATGATGTTTATGCAGGAAAGAGGAAAAGTTTAGTTTTCCCTATAATGTGTAATGCTCATGTTGTTATTCCTTATTCCGAAAATATCGTTGATATTGAAGGCACTCCAAGCGACACAACCGACGATATTCCTTATGGCTTGTGGGCCAACGACGACGACTTTACGATTGAGTGGCTAATTACCCCCTATGACATAAATGGCCTCGGAACAAGCGGTAGAATAGACCGTGTGGCGCAAAATACGAAGGCCGGAGTAATGCCCGCCAACGGGTCGGGAAACTTTATCAGTGAAGCGTATTTATCAACAACGAATAGACTTTCGCATAAAATGTGTATATTTAAGTGTGCAGGATTTAAAGTGACTTTAGAAAACACTACATCTACTAATTTCAATCAACCTGCTGAATATAAATTAAATATAACTTATTCTACTGGAAGCGGAACTGCGACCAATAGCACTATTATTCCAGTAATTACAGCATCTAGCAATAGAACTTTTGAATACGATGTAGTCCAGTTAAATAATCATAGAAAAGGATTTAACGAAGATGGTCGTATTACCCATGATGAAGTAGGGGTAGTATTCCCTGCTATGAGTAGTGATTCTGCTACAATAGCAACAGGTAGTGTAACTTATTTTCATGTAGGCCAAGACATATATACAAAAGATGGTTTTAATTTTACTAAAATAGGAACAATAGATTCAATGGGGGCAGGTGGAGGTAATAATATTACTTTAGACACTATTGTTTCGGCACTACCTGTTACTACTCCATTATATGCTGATACATATAAAGAGCCAAAATACATTGATAACATACATCATCTTGCTATTTCTTATTCTAAAAATAGTAATATGATTAATCTTTATTATGGTGGAAAATTAATAGAAAGTTCTCTAGTCTCCGGATATGCTTTAGGAAACACTTTATCCTTTGGTCGTGAAGATATTATTATTGGTAAAAATACTACTGGGAATAACAACGCTTCTACTGACGAACAGTTTATGGGAGAGATACATGAAATGTCCGTGACTTCTGTATATCAAAAGTCTTTTAGATATTTAAATACTTTAATGCCTAAGTTTGGTGACACTTTACTTTATTTAAGATTTGAGGAGGGGAATGAATGACACTTACAGTTAATGGCCTCACTTCTATTTATAACGCAACAGCGAACCCTAATTATGAAACTCCTACAAACCCTAAGTTTGTTAAAGCATCTTATAATTCCACCACTGATAGAATCTTTGCTATGATTTATGATGATGGAAACATAACCGTTGCTGATTCAGGAGTTTTTACTGAAGCAATAGGCGGTCAGGGTCTTTTAACAGAATATAGCAATTTGGATAATACTAGTGGGCATAACATTCGTTGCCATGCTCCTTTAGGATATAATACAGGAGGGGTGGATTTATCTTCCATAAGCGTAGATTCAAAAGGAGTTCCAGATACTAATGATTATTTTGTTTTAATTCATTCCGATGATTCTAATATGCACCATCTTGCTAAAATCACTTCTATTGAGAATGCTGATATAGCAGGGGATTCTTTTAACTTCGCTCCCAAATTAGGTAATAGAGTTCCTAAAGGAACAAAGTTTATGTTGTTCAAAGGCCCCCTTATTACTAAATCCACTAATATAATTGCTCTTACTGCGGGCATTAAAAATAGGGGATTCGTTGCAGGTTCTAATTCAGAATATGTTTGTGCTAGACCTATATGGTGTTTTTACTCCGATAAATTAGATAAGACAGGAGAACTAAACCACAATACTAAATATCAAATGAGACTTGAACAAGCCACTAGTGGTTCATCAATTACTTTACCCACTTCGGGAGATATAGTTACATTTATTACAGTAGGAGATATGAATAACAGAATTATTGATAGTAGTAAATACTCTTACATGGTTAAATTAAGAGATGAACTTAAAATTAAAGACGACCCCGATACTGCAACAAGTAATGAAAGTTCTGTATTAGGCGGAACATTTACTGATTATGATGATTACAATGATTGTTTTATAAATGCTAGAAGAGACAGTGATGATAATTACGGGGCTTTAGTTTTAAATGGGCCAACTCGCTATACTTATTATAAGGACTCGCCAATGAAAAATAATTTGTTGAATAATGTTATATCTTCCTTTGTTCAGGAATCTATTGAAGGAAAAACAGGATACGCAGAAACTAAGGCAATAGATAATAATAGAATTCTAGGAACTAAATTAAAAACAAATCAAGATTATAGAGTAAAGCAATCTATTGGTCGTGGAGACTTGAATGAATGGATTCAAGTCGGTGAGATAGATTCTTATATTTTAACCCAAAGTTCCATACATAAATATACTACTCAGAAGTTTGTTTATGGTGAAGATATAGATGTATATTTTAACGAAGATGAAGAAATAAGAATAGGAGACAGGGTGGGTATTTATGAAGGGGCTTCTGCTGAGTTTTCATTTTTAGGAGATTATAGTCGTCTTTTAACTGAAAGCGAGTTTACTAATACTTTTGATATGACTACTCTTACAAATGGAACTAAAATTTATAGAAGAACATATAGTAAAAAATCAAATAACATTTTAACTACTATTAATTTTGAAGACAATAATACCGATAAGTTAAAAGTAGTTTTAGTTTCCGACGCTTATCAAAACACTGAAGTATCTGTTGTGGCTAGCCCTGCGGGTGTTGATGATTCCTATAAATTACTTTATCTTGATTTTAAAGATAACCATTATGATACAGATAAAGGAATAGAATATGCCGATGGCGACTTTATTATCCTTTATGAAGTATTTTCAGGTAAAATAGAAAAAATAACAAAAGGAATAGAAAATGGAAGTTCAATGATTACAATAGGAGGAAGAAATACTTTTGATAAATTAGTAAATCCTATTATAAATAAAGATGCGCTACATTCTACTGATATTATTTATTCAACTGATAGTCCTTATCTTCCTCTTTATATTTTACCAAAAGATAGTGGAGGCTCAACCACTATAACTACTACTGGAACCGGTTTTGCTAAAGCGGTTACTTTTGGGCATGCTATCACTATTGCTGATAAAACTCCTCTTTGGACAACAACTGGACTTGTGGGTATTTTAGATGGTGCTATTACAAGTGCTACTACCGGCACTTTAGTAGATAATACTAGAATTAAAGTAGTGGCAGAAACTGTATATGGCGAATCTAATAAACAAATAATGCTAAATAAATCTCTTAGTTCTAATAATGCTATTACCTCTTCTACTGATTTATCAGCAGCCGCAGATAAAGGATTTTCATTTAAGGATGGAGTTATTTTAGCAAAATCGGATGGAACAGAAGGAACTTTATTAGTAGGAACTTCTGAAAATACAGATTCTAGGGCAATAGGTTATAGTATTTCTAGAACCGATTCTTTAAATCTTAAAGATAGCGTATTTGCTTTAAAGGATGATATTTTTGGTGAACCTAGTTCAACAGTTAATACATTGATAGATTTTACAGTTATTTCAGTAAATGAAGATAGTTCTACTAAGATAGTTAAATTAGCGCCATATATTCCTCTTACATTAGGAAGAAGTCATGATAATTTTGCAGACACCATAGAATCTACCTTTACTACAATAGGAACTACTAGTAGTTCTGAGGCTATAAATGAGGGATTATTTCTTATTGATAATTCTGATTTAACTACATTTACTGTTGATTATCTTGCACCTATTTTTATTGATGGAAAATTTGTTGGGCTTTTTAAAGAATTAATTACTAGGCCCGAAAGCAGTATGCAAAGTGTATTTCATTTAACAGTAAATACTCCTTTAACAGACGGATGGGCTAGTGGAAAACCTATACAAACATTGTCTAGTAAATTAACCCATGATTTACATTTAATTAATGGCGCACATTTACACGGAAATAAAACAATAGGTTTATTAGGGCCACATAATGGTTATATGATAGATTTTTTAACATTTGATTCATCTTCTTATGATTCTTATACAGATAAATTTGGCGAATCAATTTTTAGATTATTTAATTTAGAAAAAGGAAATTTTTCATTACTTCCTCCTAAACTTACAGGAGGGTTTTTCGGTGCAGGAAGTATTTATACTAGTGCTAAAAGTAATTTTAATTATTACGCTTCCTCGTATAAAGGAAGAAATAAAGTTGCTTATAATAAATTAGGTTCATCTACTTCTAATAAAATTTTACCCATAGAAAAGAGAGGCTTTAAGCCTGTTATTTACTCAACTGGTTTTGGTAGAATACTACCAAATGCTGCTAGTAATGTTTTATTACAATATAGAAAATTAAATACTAGCATTATTAGTTCAGCAACTTCTTGGGAAGTTGAAGAAAAATTAAAAAATGTTCATTATAATGCTTCTAGATTATTTTTATTCAGTAATTGTGATAACAGCCCTTACTCTTCTAGTAGAAAAGATAGCATAATGAACAATGCTGAAAGAAACCTTGAAAAGTATGGTCTTTTGTCTCTTAAAAAACCTATAAAATATGACAGTGGGGTAGAAAAAGAGTCTTTAAAAGGAAATACTACTAGAATAACTTATTTAGATTCTCAGTATGAACATAGTTCAATCATATCATCTAATAAAACTCTTTCTGCTCTTAAAAGATTTAGTGTAATACGACTGACTGAATTAGTTACTGATTTTTTCTATAATCCGATTGACCCAGAACAATTAGATGAAAACTACTTGCAATCCCCTATTGATAGTTATTGGAGTTATAATATAGAAAAGGTATCAAATGCTGCTGGTAATCAAGTTAGTATTGCGGCTTATAGCACTTTAACGGGTAGTAGTGCTTCTGTTAGAGAATCTACCATAACTACAATACTAGTGGGAGGGAGTTCTAATGAAACTCCCGATAATTTAGTTCAAGGAGATTATTTAGTTGATATAACAAATAATATGGTATGGGCCACAGTTAAAACTACTCCTACTAATCATGAAACAGATATTTACATATTAAGAAAAGCAGGAACAGACAATAATAGTCTTCCCACAGGGGGCTTGTATAAAATTAGCAAGAATCATATACCTCTTTCCGGTAAAAGAAAAACAGCAGGAAAGCAAGATAATTCTGTTGCATACACGGCTGGCACAGCAGATATTAGAAAACATAATCCTTCTAAAATGCTTTTATTTAGTAAAGGGCATATTTTTGGAAAAAATTCAACCTTTCCAGATAATGCTTGGCATAGAGTTTATGGTGAGCCTTTACTTAAATATTCTGATACTGAAGAGGTTGGGGCTATTGGCCCACTTGTTTTTACTAATGATGACAGTTATTCCTTTTTAGTAGAAGAAATAACTCAAAACTGCACTACAAATACAGGTGTAGGTTCAGCACAATCATTAGCAGTTCAAGATTCTACCGTATTATCAGTCGGAGATTATATTAAAGGAGGTGCTGCAAATGCTATTGGTATTCCTGCATTTAATTATATTACTGAAATACCTTCTACTACTACGGTAGTATTGCGATACGCAGCAACGGGGGTAGGAACAGGAAGCGTGACTTTTATTACTAAATCAGCACACACCTCAAATCATCTTCATAGCCTTTTTGAACAATATGATTTAGGAACAATAGAGGCGAAATCCCAACTTCCTGCTAATATGTCTAATTTATCTGCACATAAAATTCAAGTATTAAAAGGCTTCCGAGTAGAAGGAAATATAAATACTGCCGAGGCAGGACAAACAAAAGCATTAAAATCTTTAACTTTAGATTTTATTGATGATGGTAGAGATGTAGTATTCCCTCTATACAATGGCGCACAATGGGGGCTTTACAAGGATGGAGGAACTTTTACTGCTTCTAATCATCAATTGGGTGCTGTATCAGGTGCTTATGCTGGTTTTAAGTTTGAAATTAACAGTGCTGATTCGGATATTGCATCACCGACAACTAGAGCAGCAGTAAGAGATAAAACTTACCAGTCTTATCAAATACATCATAGAGGGAAATATGGCTTTTTACAATTTTTAGATTTAACTGGTTGTTATTTAGTTCCACTAGTAGGAACAGATGATGATGGAACTAGCATTACTAGCGGGGCTAAAACAGAAAGTTTGCATTTACTTTCAGGAACAGTTCCTATTTATGTTGTATCTCATGATTACGATACGGTTACTTCAGTAACAGATGATAAGGACTATTCTAATCTTATTTTAGACAGTGCTTTAGTGGCCAATACTAAGTATAAAATTATGCAGCCTTCTTCTGTTTGTTTTTGGCCTAATAGTCCTACCAATATTAAATTCAATCATTTATCCCGAAAATATACTAAAATGCCCCATTCGGAAAATATGTATTCAGATGTTAAAGACTTTAGTTATGCAAATGGCACAGTTGCCGATAGAGCCTCCGAAACATTAACTGATTCAAATGAAGGTATTCAGTCTATGTATTTAGTTGTTGATGTAGATGATAGAGGGGCTAATGCAAATGTTGTTTGCCGAGATGTTTCGGATTTAGATAACATTATTGCAACAACATCTAACTCTTTTTCCGGAGAAATGTGTATTAGTGATGGAGAAAATAATGTAGTAGGTGGTGTTGAATTAGGAAAACAGTATGAAGCCCCTTCTCATCATTTTATGCGATTTGATGGTGGGCAAAAACTTTTGGGAGTCGTTTCTTGCTCCGAAACATTTGAGTTAAAAGTTAATGGTAATATAACAGAAGATGCACAAAGAGCCATGATTGGAACAAATCTAGATATTTCTAAGGAATCAGAAGCATTGGTTGAGGAACTATTTAAGGAAAACAGCGTTCCTTTTTCTTTAGTTCCTTCTTCTTACCCTATTTATACTACTCCTGATTTTCAAGGAACTTCTTTATATATTCTTGCTAAGTATTTGTTGTCTTTAAAAGATAAAACCATGTTTGATAATGCGGGAACGATTACAGTTGTTGAAGAAAATAGTTCAACCTTAATGTCAAAGTTTGAATTTGATGATTCTAATATCTTAGAATACGAGTTAGTAGATAGCGGGTTTGATTTTTATAATGAGATTATTCTATATGGTAGTTCTAATAAATCAGTAAGAAAGAATATTAGAAGTATTAATGAATTAGGTAAAAAGACACTAGAGGTTTTTGATAAAAAATTAACTACTCAAACTGAAGTAGATAAGAGAGCAGGAGAGTTGCTTAAAATACATAATACCGAAACGACTAATTTAGAGATAAAAACACATATTAGATTTGCTCAAACGATTTCAAGTGGCGACATAGTTTCAGTTATTATTAACCAAGAAAACATTGAGCGTAATCTTTACATGGTATTAGAAATGAAATATGAGATTTCTGGACAGACTACCCTACTTCTAGGAAAATATTCTAAAAGCATAGAAGACAGATTTGCTGAGATATTATTGGCTAATAAACAAACAGATTCTTATATAAGAAGAAAGGACTATATAGAAAACGAAAATGCGTTTGATTTCTTTGAAGACATTAAAATAAAAGAAATCAACTTAGTTATAAGAAAACGAACTGCGACGGGAGGAACTCTCGGTTTTGCAAGCACTTTAAATATAGGAACTACTACACTTGGATTTGGAAGCGGGGTTTCACACGCCGTTCTATTGGAGGAAGATTTATGATAACAGATAAAGCAAAAGAACTACTAACAACACAACTTAAAACCTTAATTACAGCAGGAACGCATAAAATAGGATTAGGTGGAAACTCTACTTCTCCATTGGCTACTGGTTTAGATGTAGCCGTAACAGGTATTACTGTATCAAAAGCAGTTGAACAGTCTTCTGGAAATAATTTACAAGTTAAATTAGAAGTGCTTGGTTCCGATATTACCGGATTAGTAATTAGAGAAGCAGGTATATTTGATGGAGCAGGAACTCCTAATCTTTTACAAAGAGTTAATTTTGAAGGAGTCGGCCCTTTCAGTAGCACTGAAAGATTGCAGATTTTTATTAATATAGAGGTGGAATAAAATGGTAAGTAACCCGTATCACATAAGCAGACAAGGAACGACAGTAAGCGCACAAATAGCAGATGGAACGGATGCTCCCCATACGGGGCTTATTAAAGCATTAAGTGTTTATTCTTCAGGTAGTTATCCTGTAAGAACTAGTTCCGATTTTAACATTACTGCTGCATCAGCATCAACAATCAATATTACTGCTGGAAGAGTAGTAAGAGACGGAAAGTTAATGGGTGCTATTACTGCTGGAAGTAATATCGCAATAGGAACAAATACTGCTGGAAGCACTTATTCTTTAGTAGTGGTTAATGCTTCTAATGCCTTTGCTGTAAAAACTATTGCAGATGTAAATAAAGTTCCCGAATTAACTGCCGGTGATATTCCTATTGTTTTAGTATTATATACAGGTGCTAGTGGAACAATGGAGTTTCAATACTTTACTACTGCAAAGGATGAAAATTCGTTGACTATTGCTTATAATGGCGGAGGAACTACATATACTGAATCAGGTAGAATTACAGGGGATGCAGATAGTATTGATATTGTTTCTACTATTACAAATGCTGATATTAATATCACTCCAAATGGAAATGGTAAAGTAGTTCTTGATGGACTTAACTGGCCTATTGCTGATGGTTCAAGTAATCAAGTGCTTAAAACCGATGGTTCTGGACAATTATCTTTTGGGGCTGTTGCCTCTTCTTATACTAATACTGATGCAATTGCCGCAGTAGAAGGGGAATCATCATTAGCATTAACAGGTCAAGTTACAGCCGCACAATCTCTTGTTGTTGGTGGTGATTTAAAGGCATATAAAATATATAACCAATATCAAGATTTAACCGGTGATTTAGCAGTTGGTTGGCATTCAATTGCTCTTGTGGAAGGAAGAAGTGGTGGTTCTGGGGCTGGAACAGGGGGTTCAGACCAAAGAGCATTAGGCACTTTTGTTATAAGAAATACTGATTCTTCACGACACCAAACAACCAAATTAACAGCCAGTCATTTATTTGGTGGAGGGCAGGGAAACGGTATTAGTATCGAACATTCTTCTTACTTCTCCACATTGGGTATTACTGAATTAAGGCTTAAAGAAGCAAGCACTTATGATGGGTGCGTATTACAAATGTATGTTGCTGATTCTACTAATGATATAGAGATTTTCTTGACAGATAATTATCAATTAGCAGGGTGGAGGCTAATAGATGCGGTTGCTGATGCGAGCGACCCATCAACCGCTTCTCTTGGTGTTGGATATAGCACCGCTTATTCTAGTTTTGGCGCAGCAAATACTATTAGTATTGCTACTATTGCTCAATTAGGACAAAGTATTCAAGGACTACTTACTGTTGGGAGTATTCGCACTTCTACTGATATAGAAATTAATGGCGAATTAAACCACGATGGCTCAACTTTAGGTTTATACGGAGTAAATCCTGTTAGCAGACAAGCGATAACTGCGCCCAATTCTCTTCAAGGAGCATTTCTTCGGCCACAACCCGACCCAACAGCAAATCCCGGTTTTGAGCCACAATTAGACCAATACATGCAACAGTTAGAAGATGAAGTAACAACGACTAGAACTGAACTTAGAAATTTAATTGCTGCATTAGAAGCAACAGGTATAATTTCCTGATTTGCAGAAACAAAATTCAAAATAAACGAAATTCAAATTTTTTATAAACGGTTAAAAAACCAAAAAAAAGAGAGAGAGGCCGAAGCCCCTCTCAATTTGTTTTTTCAGACCAAATGCCTAAGCAAGTCCTACATTCCCACAATTTTACTTGCTCGGTTGAACCCACATAAAAGCCTAATAGTCTTTTTGCGAGTGTTTGTTCCTTACAGTAAGGACAAACTTGTTTTAATCCCATATAATCACTTTGAATTATTGTTTTCGTTCATCAAACGCTTCATATATTCTTCAACGCTTTCATCGGTGATACTAGTTCCACCAAAAGCAGCAAAGAACAAAAGCATTAAGATGATGCCGAATACAAATAATCCAAACCATTCCCAGCCAGTCATTACCAATTCACCTCCAGTTCCTTATGTTCTCCCTTTTCAACAGAAAAGGCTTTTACAAATCCGTGTTGTATTCCATGTTCCCATAAATCATACACTAATTGAGTATCTTTCATGCAGTATTCTACTACTGCATCATATTGACCCATCTTCCATAACTTAGGTGCATCTGCACTATCCATTAGTTTAGCATCATTCATTGTGCATTTAACTAGATTACTAAGAGGGAATCTTTCTTTATGCCCTTTCAATAAATCTCTTGATGTATCAATGTATTGTTCTTCTTTGATGTATTTATTTATGCAATAAATATCCATTGAGTCTCTTAAAATAGGTAAATCAAATGCTTTGATATTATGACCCAATAAACGACCACCTTTTTCAAAATGCTCGTCTAAGTCATATTTAAGTTCACTTAATGCTTTAACTATATGTCCTGATTTAGCAAAATTGTCTACTGGTTCATCAACATAAACAGTTCCAGTAGAACCATCCCATGTGGCAACCGTAGATACTTGAAACATATGAGTATTACCGAAACCGCCTATGTCATAAGACATATTCTTGGTTTCAAGGTCAATTGCTAGAACTGACAACTTACTCACCGTTAGACCAAAGTTTGCTAATTTTTGCGGCTTCTTTATCTTCTTTAGGTGCTTCATCAACATCTGTTCTTCGCTTTAGAAAGCAAACAATCTGTGAACCAGCAACAATTAATTGAGAACAACATTCCCATCCATCATCACCGTAAGTATTGAGAGTGTCAATAATTACTTTTGGCCCTTTTGATACTTCAAACACTAAATATGTATTTTCCCATTTCATTCTTCATCACCTTTTATCAACCTAATATATGTCTTGTTACCCGCTTCTTTCTGTTCTTCAAACTTATGCCTAATAACATCGTAATGTCGGTATGCTTGTGCTCTTGACTTTTTAGCCTTGTTTCTAACTTCTGTTAGGAGAATAGTTTTATTAACGAACCCTTCATCATCTTTATCCATTTTGTCATAAACATCTAAAAAGACTGACTCTAGGGAGTTTTCAGCGATGCTTTGCCGCTTCGCCCGTAGGCTTCGTTCTAGCCAATCAACCAATGTCATATAACACTGTCGGATAATCGTAGCCGCTTGACGGACATTATGCCCCGTAACAATGAATCTTTGGTCTTTATCTTTGATAGATTGAGCAGAAGCCACACTACAAAGAACAGACATTTTATACAGAATCTTCATCAAACGGGTGGTAAAATTACCCGCAATCTTCGCAACATCACTTCTAGTGTTATGTAAATACGCTCTCATGTTTTCATATTCTAATCTTAGAACATCGTTGAAATCGGGAGTATAAGTCATTGTTTTCAGTGGGTCTTTACCCATCTCATTAAACCTGTCTTGGGTAAGTTTATATATTTTAACCATAGCCTCTACATATTTATCAATAGGGGCATTAACTTCTTCAACCGTTCCCGCTTTCTCAATTTGTTCTAATCTCATCTTATGCTGAATAAACTCAGGAACATCCCAAACATACAATAACATTCTTTGTAGAACACCCTTTTCCGCCATAACATCATTTAGATTAGGAGGCGGGTAAGTCATAGCCAATACTGAACGCTCACAAAAACACTGCATTAATTCCCCACCAAAGGAAGTTAATGCTTTTGAAATAATCCATGATTCTCCTGCTAATGAGTTCATTAGAGTATTTAGATAAACAATTGAGTTTTCTTTGTGTTGTGTTTGTTTGAAGATACCGGAGTATTCAAACTCATCCCAATGAGCAAGTCCATTTCCTTCTAAAACTCCCGGCCTTCTGTCATATTCAATTTTTCCGTCATCATCTACATTTTTATCAAACCCACCAATAAGCACTGAATCGGTATAATCAGTGACTCCAAAGGTATCAAAGGTTCTAGCCATAGGCACATTATCTGCATTCATATATGCAGGGTGGGTATTTAATTCATTTATCTTCTTAAATGTTCTGTTCGCAACTGGCCCGACAAAGTTCCATAGAGTTGATTTACCTGTTCCAGATGTTTGAACCCAACAGAAATGTATTCTAGTATCTTCGTGATTTCTACCATTAGGAATAGTAATAAAATCTTTTACTATTTGTCCTAAGATAGTAAAAAAACTTACTCCTGCTGGTATATCATTGTAGTGTGATACTTCTACTGCTGACTTTTGAAAATCTCTTACGACTCTCGGTAATGCTTCACTAAAGACACCTGCGTTTGTTTCAAATGTTTCCATGTATTCTTCTTCATCATATTCATTATTCATATTTTCACCTTCTCTTCCGAGTTTAATGTAGAGACTATTCTTTTGGCTAAGGTTTCTCCTATTCCTTCAATTGCCTGAAGTTCAAATGCTGAACATTCTCCAATTTCCATAATTGAGCCGTATTGTTTTATTAGTAATTTTGCTTTTTTGATTGACACGCCTTTGACGCTGCTTAGTAAATCTATTCTTAAATCATCTGTTGTTATTCTTTTAAATACTTGTGGTTCTATTGTTTCTCTTGTTATTGGTTTCATCTTACATATTGCTGTTATAATTAACGCCGCTTCTTCTTCAGACTGAACCCAAAAAGGTTTAATGTCTGTATCTAAAGTAATGCGTCCTATTGCTCCTAAAAACTTATTATTTAACATAATACTTCTTGTTCCAATAGGCATTTTAGATGGAGCATTTTCAATTACATTCATAATTGCTTCTTGCATATCTCCGTGAATAATAACTATATTTGTTTTATAATGTCTATCCATATTATCTAATTGAGTCCACATTCTTTTAGACAATACTGAACCTAAAAAGTCAGTTGCTGATTTTGCTTCAAAACAAACATCATCAAATACATAGTCACCTATCTCAATCCAACGCTGTTCGTGTTTTATATTTAAAGCCTTTGCTTTCTGCATGACTAGTTTAGCCAGTTTTGATTTTTCTCTTGAATCAATTATTAGCATCGTGATACCTCCAACACTTTCCTACACAATATCCTTCACTTATGAGTTTATCACAATGAGGGGTATTGTAGTTATTAAACACTGTGAATCTAGCGTGTTTCTTTGTTTCTAACTTATCCCAGTCTAACCAAATAGAATCCGAATCAGCAAATACTCTTTCTAATTCTTCAACCACTAAGTCAAGAACATTCATCTTTTCTTGACTTGTGTTAATATCACGATAGCCTGAAATTAAATCTCTATACCAAGATACTAGGTATGCTCTTGACATATGCGAAGGATTCTCCGTCATTACCGCATTATGCAAACAAGGCAACATTGGGAGTTTTCCTATTGTTTTTGGCACTGAAATCTCACCGCCAACTGCTTCAATGGGGGGCGCATCGGGAAACACTACCTCGTTTTTTCCTCCTTTTTGGAAGAGGATATGGCGAGGACTTGATGCTAAAGAAAGAATACCTTCAATATCGTTTGAAAGGTCTTCTTCAACTAAAGGTATGCAATAATAAGGATTACCGTTAGAATCCGAAGAAGACATATTTACAGTATTAGGAACTCTTCTCAATCTAGTGGTCTGTCCAACTCTTTCATCCAATGAATTGTTCTCACCTACCTTAGAAACTAAATACTGTTTTATTTCTCTAAAAAAGGTTTGAACATTTCTCATGGTCGGTGTTCTCTTACCGAACAAAAACAAATGAAATCCTCTTCCTGAAAAGAAGAGAGTATATTTATATTGTCTATTTATAACCAATTCCATCACCTTTTTTACATCACGCCATGCTAAGTCTAAGTCATCTTTATGTGCATCAAAATCTAAGAAAACTCTATCTATAATAACAGAAGATTCCACCTTTGCTTTCTCCGAAAAATGTTCAAAGTCATATACGGTTGTATATACATTCGTTCTATTATTTTGAGCATTAACAAACTCAGCATAATCATTCCTCGCTAAGACTACTTTTCTTTTCATCTGCGGTGCGTTTCTTATGTGGCTTCCCGCCCATACTTCCCTCGGATATTTCATTGTTATTCCCTCCAAAACTAATTGTTGC